TAGTAAAACAAATTGATATTTTAAAATAGGCATAAATAAAAATAAGCAATTAAAATGAATAATATTAAAGTTTATTGTTCTTCTAACAAATCGATAAAGTTTGTTAAAACAATTTCAAATCCCTCTTGATCCAGTTTATCAAGACAACAACGACATTGTTTAATATTACGAGCTAATACAAGTTCTTGTAATAATTCAGTAGGCATCATTGCTCTTGATTTAAAATATGTAACTAAAGCAAGTTTAAACTTTTCTAGAGTAGAAAGTGAACCCATGACATCAATACAAGATGACGGAACACCTGTAAATATATGATCGTCCATACATTCTGGTTGGTTATTTGTAGTTACATATACATCAATAGTGTCATCTTCTGGATGTTCTTCTAAAATATAACCTTCATATCCGTTTAATTTAGTGAAATCAGCTAAAGTGTTGTCTTTTGGATCAACTTTAAGACGAATACGTTTAAGACTAGTTAAATTAGACAGTGCTTCTTGTATTGTTTTATTAAGTGACATATTATTTTACGTCTTCGTAGTAGTGATAAGCAAGATGCATTGTAATTTTAATAATATCACCTTTACCTTCACTCATTTTGAATTGATCTAATTCATATCTTCTAATAGAACAACCAACCAATTTAATTGTTTTGAGTACTTTTAATTTTTTATCTAAAACAGCAAGTGTGATATATGAACCTTGTTTTGGAATAAAATAATTACCAGTGGAATCAGCATCATCAAATAGATCTCTTGTTGCTTTTTCCATTTTATCCCTTAGAATGCAATTTTCATCACAATACATTTCTAATGTATAATCATTAGAACCATCATATGTAACTGTTCCGGGGAGATTAAATGTTAATCCCATGTATTTTGCTTCAACATTTTGAATAGAACGAGTTGGCATTTTAGCAGAACGAGCATAAACTAAATCATTTTCATTAAATTGAACACTTGCATTTTCACCAAAATTAACATCAATTACACGAAAATTAACGTCACGGAGAAATTCTCTCTCCATTGCTCTCTCATAAAAAGTGCGAATTGTTTGATTTGTATCAGCCATTGTAAACCTTAATTATGAAATTATTTAAGTTAGTTAAATCTTTATTGATTTGTGTGAATCTGGTTTGTATCCATTTTCAGGATCTCTAACTTCTGCCATTGGATCCATATCTCCAGATTGTATTGCATCCCATTCTTCTTCAGACATAATCGCTGATTTGGGTATATTTCGTTCTTTACATCTTTTGAGATAACCTTGATATGTTAATTTAAACATACCTTGATTTGAAAATGTTTTATCATATGCTTCTTGTAATTGTTCAAGATCGTTGTAGAAATTTTGCATGAAAATATTTAAAAAATAACAGAAAATTCAATTTAATTCCAATAAAAATACAGATCAATAAAAGAAAATTCAATAAATTTCAAGATCCGTAAAAAATTCCATTCAATGGTGACGAAAAGTTCAATCGAAAAAGTCAGAAAAAATAACATTCGACCGCGAACTCTCGACGAAGAAGATCGAAATTAATAAGTCCGCGTTAAAAAATCCGCAAATAAAATAAGATCAACGGTGAGAAGGATAAGCGGCTTCTAGGGATAGCGGTTCTTTTTCTCTATATAAATATTATATGTTGCCAGAAGACCAGAAATCAACTAAAAAAGTTTAAAAAGGTCACTTTTTTCTGTATTTTTAAAAGAAAATGAAAAAGCTCATCTGTTTTAGATGAGCTTTTTGAAATGGTTGTGTAGATTTTAATGAATTATTTGATTAACTCATCGAAATTAGTACCAGTCTTAGTACTGTAGAAGTCAACCAAAATAAATTCAGCTGTACGCACACTTTGGAGATAAATTGAAACCTTTAATTCATTAGCATCAATTACATCAGGGGTGTTATTCACTTCTGAACATACTAACCTATAATCATACAGACCTTCATTTTGTTGACAAGATCTAAATATTGGATCCAATGTATTGACAATCGCCATTCTAGTAGAATATGTATTGTTTCTAAATAAGAACCATTTAATTGTCTTATATGTTGATTTTTCAAGATATAAGAACAATCTACGTACATTAATTCTATCAAATGAACTTGGTTTAGATTGTAATGTTTTCTGACCAAATACAACATAACCCATGTTTGGATCCTGATAAATTGGATTCAATGAGATTTTATATAACTGGTCACGTTCTTTTTGTTTTGGGCTTAATGCCAAATCAATGATTGTGGTTAATATACCCCTATCTGGACCAGCTGGAGCATACCAGCAATAATAGTTGCTATCAGTATTAGCATAAGTTGCTGCTAAAATACCTGACATTGGAACCCAAACATTACCATCACTAGCTGTATCATAAACTTTACTCCAGTTAGCATAGGTTGCAGCATAACTTGTATTGGCTGTAAAGAAATTGTATTTCAACGGCCAATATATATGTTGTGAGAAGTTTTTAGATCTGTCAGATAATGTTTTCTTATTTGAACCTTGTAAGAATATAAATCTTAATGGGTCTGCAATAAAGACGTGGTCCTTACGTTCATTTGAAGCAAAGTTAGCAAATAAGTTATAAATCGTTTTATAATTTTCACACAATCCATTATCTTTACCACCATTTCCATCAAATGTATCTTGACCTGTTTTAAACCAGTTACCAGCTGAAGCAGATTCATAAACTGTGGTTGATTCATCATCAAATTCACAAGCTTTAGCTGCTTCATCTTGTTCTGCATCTTCATGATCTTTTAGATACTGTGCTTGAGCTTCTTTATAATAAGCCCAAATTGTACCTAACCCAGCTTCACAAGTGATATCTAAATCAAATAAATCAATGTTTGAAATTTTTGATAAAGCACGGCTTACTTTATTTGGTATTGAACCTAAAACTTTAGTACTTCCGTTAGCTTCTTGATATACACCTAATGCATATAACGCATCAGCAGCATTATTTTTTAAAGCTGAAACTGTTTCATATGTTAATCCATAACGAGCTGCATATTTTTCATCAAAATTAGCACTAGTAAATTCAGTATTAGTTTCACCAAACGCAATACGAATTTTCTTTGTTGGTTTGCCATCATCACCTAACCATGTTTTACCTGATTTTTTACCAGATAAATATGGGTTAACTAAAATCTGAACATCACTTGAATCTTCTGATTTCTTTTCAATAAAGAAACTTACTGGTGAACCACCATTTTGTGATTGCATCTGTCTATAAAAGTCAACAGAAGCAACATATGATTCACTGAGATTTGCATCTAATTTGATTGTTGAATCAGCATATAATGATTTACGAAGTTTGAAGATATTGAATATTAAAGTGTCATCAAATTCACTACCGAAGATATCAAAACTTGAACTATCTTCCATTATTTGTGATATACTTGAACTACTTACATCACCACCATTAGCTGAAAGTGTGAAATTCATTCTGGTTGATGGTAATTGTGTAAATGCTGAAGCACTTGGAGATGCAACAGATTGCACCGACATTATTGATTGATATTTGCTACTTGGTTCACAAGCAATATTATCAGCAATACCAACATAATAACCTTCATATTGATCATTGATGGTTGTTTGTGATTTATTAACAATAATAATACCAGCATTTCCTAATGTAGATAAAGTATCATCAAATGCAGTGCTATTATTACTCCATTTAACACCATCTTGCAAATCAAGATATTCTTGTTCTGTTAATTCAAAGTGTTTTGGTTGTTTAATGATATATTCATTACTCTCATCAAATTTAGTAGAGCCTGATGTTTTGTATCCGTACCAGAATTTATAAGTCTTGGTAGCTTCATCTATAAGAGTTGGTGGATATACTTTACGCGCTAGTTCATTATCTTCTAATGCTGTTAATGTTTCATTAAAAATTGCACTAGCTGGGTTTTCTTCAGTTGCATTCTTTTCTGCAATTGCAGAAGCTGCAGCACATAATAATGTTTCATCATATTTATATTCAATAGATGATAATGTAATACTATCACCTGATAATGATGTTAATACTGTATATGATAACGTATCTTTGTTGATTCGTTTATCCTTATTGAGTTTTTCATATAATTTTTCAGTATTATCTATACCATTAACATCTTGACCTGTTAATGTGCCTGATATTGTTGCAATACTGCAATTAATTGTAGATACCGTGGTATTATATGTTTCAACTGGATAAGCTAAGATACTATATGTTGGTTCAATACAGAAACCTTCACCATTTTCAATACCGTAAGGTAATCTACTTACTAAAACATTAGCAGGACTGTTGAATTGCTGTGTTACAGAATGATAAAAATATCTTTCAGCAGGTGTTGTTGGTAAACCGTAGATCTGTTCAAATTCTTCTTTTGAAGTGATTTGTAGAATTTCATCAGTTGGTCCCTTATCAGCAAAACCCGTGGTAAAAATATATGTACCGATTGCTGTTGAAGCATTTTCGCTTAAATCGTGTTCTTTGATTTCTACACCAGGAGATTGAATAACTCTAGCCATTATAATATACCT